TGGGTGCTGGTATGCGCTTCAGATGTGCCGCGCATTGGAACAATGAATGGTTTCGCGCTGGTCAGTACGTGTCGCCAACAGCCCTTAGCCACGCGGCGCATGGTGTTCACGGCCATTGGCTTATCACGGAAGATCGTGCGGCCCAAGTTGCTCCAGTCGACGCACTCCGCGGCAGTGCGCCAAGGTTGTTGATTGGCGGTCGGAGTCTTGTGGCGCTTCGGTACTGGCCAAACGATCGGCTTGCCATCGCTGCGCGCTACCAGGTACAGACGCTTGCGAATGGTCGGCGTGCCGGCGTTGGCCGCGATGCGCTCACGCCACTCGACGTTGTAGCCAAGGCCGCGCACCAGGCTTTCCACCGGAACGTATTCGCCGATCGATTGCAGGATCTCTGGCATGTCCGGGTGATCGGCGGGGAGACCGGTGCTGAGTGCAGCAATGAATGCCTTGAAGGTCCTGCCGCGCTCGGCCTTGATCGGTTGGCCGTCTTCGTCGATAGGCCCCCAGTCGCAGAACTCTTCGACGTTCTCCAGGAACATCAGGCGTGGCCGGGTAGAGTGTGCCCACCGGACAACGACCCAGGCCAAACCGCGCACGCCTCGATCACGCGGCGCGCCACCCTTTGCCTTGCTGTGGTGGCGGCAGTCCGGCGACGCCCAAAGGATACCGACCGGCTGGCCGCCGGTGGCGTGGACCGGATCCACCTCGAATACATCAGCAACGTAGTGTGCCGTCTGCGGATGGTTGGCGCGGTGCACAGCCAGGGCGATTGGGTTGTGGTTTACAGCCACATCCGGCTCCCGGTAGGCGCGGGCAATGCCAGTACTCGCACCGCCACCGCCGGCGAACAGATCCACCACCAGTTCCTTTTCGAATGGCAGGCCCATGCTTGGCTGGCGGTTGATGAACTGGGGCAATTTCTGTTCTGCGGACATAGGGGATCCTCGCCGGCTGGCGTGATTCGTTGAAGTGGGGTATTTGTGTTCTGCCCGGCATGGAGCCGGATCGAGGAGAAGATAGTGAGTGATTACTGGAATGAGGTTTCTAGGCTTTCAAATGCTTCTGCCGCCGCAAGTGCTGCACTTAAGTCTTTTCTTGAACGTGTGCCAGCGCCAAGGACTGATCAGGAGATAAGTCAGTACGACGAAGCTCTTAATGCAGCACTTTCGGCAACTCATGAGCACTACACATTCTGCGAGGAAAACAGCCGCCCGCGCTGAGGATGGCTACTGCTTTCTGCCAAATAGTAGGCGGCACCCAAGTAGAATGCCGCCTATTTTTCATTTCGGATCGAACGCGCCTAGGGATAGCGCTGCAGCATCACCGATCTTGTCTTGAAGCACGGTCTTGAACTCCTGCGCAATTTTCTCGCGCTGAACCTCTTCCCCAGCCCAGCGCAGTTTCAGCACTGGCTGAGCGCCGCTGGTGATTACCGACACGCGCAGTTGAATCTGCTGTTCGGTCAGGCCTTCGAATGGGATCACGTTGAAGAGTAGGGTGGATGGCAGCGTCTCTTTGCTACGGGCTTCGATCTGATCGAGCGTACTGCGGCTTGCGCTGGTTTCGCCGACGGTGTGGTCAGACTCAGACGCGGCCTTGATGGTGATGGTGCGCACTGCGGCGATAGCCTTGGCGATGGTCATCGTGCCGCCGACTTCATCAGCAGCGGTCAGGAACTGATTCCAGTCTTCAATCCAGTCGCTCAAGTCCTTCTGCGACATGGCGCGCCCACCGATTGCTTGTGCAGCCTTGTAACCGGCAGAAGGCTTCAGTCGCAGGATGGCGCGGTCGTCGGCGTGTCCTGGAGCAACGTCGGTGCCCAGGTTGAAGATCAGCGTGCAGGTCATTTCGTCCTGATCGATGAAGCCTCGGGCACCTGGCACCGCCCGGTCTGCAACATACGTGCTGAAATCAGCCAGCGAGTGAGTGGAGTAGATGCCACGGAAGCGGCTGCGACCGGCCTGCCATTTTTCGAGAGCGACCACCTCGCAGCCTTCGGGCAGAACAATAGTAGGCGTTTGCGTCGCCAGCGCTTTGCCACTTGCTTCGAGCGCGGTGTCGGTGATGAGCTGGATCGCTTCTTTGGTTAGAGACATTGTTCAGTTCCTTGATGGTCGAGCGGTTAGGTGCGGGGAGTGATAGGGGCTTGTTCGCGGCTGAAGAGCTGATCGTGCTTCTCCGCGAAGAGGGTGATCTTTCCGCCAGAGCCGACATGCATCGGCGTATCCAGGCTGGTGTTCTCGCTGCGGGTGCCGCGCTTGGTCGGAACCTTGTAGTCGAGCTTGTGCTTGATCTTCACCTGGCTGGATTCACCGATCTGGCTGAAGTCCAGGGTGATCACCAGCTTGCCGACTTTGCCGTGATCCACGACGCCGGCGGCGACTTCGGAAAGGGCGTGGCCGATTTGGCTGGCGAATGCGCCGCCGTTCAGCTCTTCGAGGAACTCGGCGGTATCTGTTGCGATTGGCATGGCGGTTTCTCCGGGATGGCTTTAAGGCCGCTTGGCGGAAGGTTGAGCTGTGGTTGTCGAAGGCGCTGGCGCACCTGGTTGTTGATTCGTCTCATGCGGCTCTCTGCTGGCCCCAGACACCCACGGCGTCGAATACCCGGGCGGCCTGTTCTTCAGTCAGGGATACATCGGCGGGAATGGCGATCCAGCCCGACGCGACCCGTTGATTCGGATTGCTCTCGGCAACCAGATCCTTGTAGGTTTCCTCGATCACGTCTTCGAGGTGCGCTGCCAGATAGTTGCCTTGTGGCGCAACCTCGACCGACTTGGTGTAGCGGTGCCCACGTTGATCGCGGCACTGGACGCTGATGTAGATCGTCCAGCGGTGGGCAAAGTCGCAGACCGCGTCGGCGATGCGCTGGCCGGGCGGGATGTTCTTGCAGTTCTTCCAGTTGATCATGCCTTGGCGACCGCTGGGATCGATGTTCACCACTGCAACGTGGTTGGTGTTGAGCAGCGCCCGACACGATCGCTCGACTCGGGCGCGCATGTTGTTGGGTTTGCGCTTACTCATAGCGCCTCCGTGATCCGCCGTAGCGCAATGCGATCAGCCGCTGAGATGGCGGGGCGCCGGCGCTTGAGCACTGTTTCGGGATCGATCTTTGTCGAGCGCTCCGCCGGTAGCGGATTGATTTGAGCGGGCTCCGATCTGGTGAAGCGCCCGCCGGCCGCCAGGTGTTGCTCGACCTGGCTGGAAAGCTCCAGCGCTTTTTCACGCCGGAACTCGATGTCGTATTTAAGGTTGCTGATCATGCAGCTACCTTCACCAGCCTCACACCGGCCATGCTGAACTTGTCGCCCTGGGCGGCGACCATCGCATTGAGCGCTTCCCAGTCGACGGTCAGCACAGAGATAGGCGCCTGACCATAAGCCACGGCTTTGACCAGTTCCTCCAGATCGAACACTTCGGCTTGAAGGCGCGCCGCCTGTTGCGCTGGCGCGGTCACCGACTTGGAAGCAGTCTGCGCTACCGGTGCGGGCTTGATTGGGGCCGGCGTCACAACTGGCGCAGGTTCAGCGACAGGTTCGACCACTTGCTTCGCCTTGGCTTCGTCCTCGATCCTTTGCAGCTCTTCCTTTCGGATTTGCTCGCGCTGGGCTTCGGCTTTCTCTTCTTCGGCTTTCTGGTGCTCTGAGATCCGAACCTTGATCAGCGCGACCAGATCGTCGTTGGCTTTCATCACCAGTTGCTGCACGTCGTTGAAGAGGAACATGTAGTCGACGGCGAGCTCGTCCAGGCTGGCCAAGTTGTTCCGGATGCTGTCGCCGATCTGGCTGGCATCAATCTTCGCCCGGGCCAGTTCGGTATCAACCGCATCTTGCAGGCTGGCGATGGTGCGCTTGTTCTTCATGGCGCCCGCGAAATCTGCGGTCACCGCTGGCAGGGTCACTTTGCCCAGGGTCTTGTTGATCGCCGTGACGTGATCAGTAAGGGCCTGCTCAGCTTTCTGCTTGATGTTGGTCTTCACCAGCAGCTCTTGAGCCTTCACCAGCTTGTCGACCTTCAGGCGAGTTTCGCGGGCGTGCGCGCTGATCCGATCCAGAGACGAAAACAACTCATCGATGGACTGTGTTTGCGACAGCGCCTGCTTCTTCGCAGCGGCTACGGCTTCTTCGACATCACCGCACCACTTCACAGCCTTCTTGGCGTCGGCGAAGTCCTGGTCGGTGGTCAGCGTTGTTTTGACTGAGTCGATGACCGCAAGGGCCGATTGCTCGAACACCTTTAGGTTGCTGGCGGTAACCATCCCGGTCAGCTCAATGCGTAGCGCTGGCAACTCGTCGGGCGCCTTGCCGACGACAATTGACGGAGTGTCGGCCATTTCGAAGTTCAGCAGGTCAGCCTCAAACTGCTTCCAGCCTTCAACCAGTTGCTCGGCGCGGCCGGCGACCGGGCGATACTCCATGCTGACGAAGTTCTCGGCGGTGCCGTCCGAGCAAACGAAAATCACACGCTCGGCGCCGCTCACCAGCAACTGTTGCTCAAGCTGCCAGTAGTAGTGGGGGGCGAGGTCTTCAGCCTTCACCTGGGCAGCCAGCGATTCGTTCCAAAGCTTGTGTTCGAACAGTGTCTCGACAAGCATGGTTGCGCCGTCCATGGATGCCAGTAGATTGCCCTCGGTACCCACGACCGGATACAGCTCTTCACCGATCATGACTTCCACTAAGGGGCGAGCCAGCGCCTCGGTAGCGTGACCCTTATCGAAGATGTATTGCTGCGCAGGCGTTACATCCTGCGCGATGCCGGTCTTCTTCAGAGTGAGAAGCTCGGTGCGGGTCTGGTACTTCGAGGCACCCATCATTGCTGGGGCTTCGGAAGCTGTGAAGTGCTGAGCCCGCAGTGCGTGCCACTCGGCGGAGCCTTGAGCTACGTTGTGAATTTTCATGCGGCGTCTCCATCGAGGGCTTTGAGGTTGGTGATGGTCGTGATCTGCGCCTGGCTCAGCGTGTACTTGCTGCTGATGGTCGAGATCAGGTGTTCCGGGCTGGTGCGGCCCGAGTCGATCAGGGGCTGCCATTTGGCGACGTTTTCGGTCAGCAGATCATCGGGGTAGTCCGGGAGAGTTGTCGGTGCGTCGATCTTCGAAACACTGGCGAGTGGCTGGCTGTTGTCCCGCTCTTTCGGCATGTCCTGCAGCTCTTCGGCGACCGGCATGCCGCGTAGGACGTCAGGGAATACGTCGCGCAAGGCAAAGGCCCGGGCGCGCATCTGGCGCATGCGCTTTGGGTGCTGAGTCCAAGGTCCGGCCTTGCCAACGAGACCAGCCGTCTTCGCGTCATCCATCGTGTAGATGCGAACTTGCTCGTTCTCGCCGCGGCGCTTCACTCGGCAAGTGGCGGTGTGGCCGTCGTCTTCCTCGTACACGTACTCGCAAAGAGGGGATCCGCGCACCAGGGCAATGACTGCATCACCCCAGAGCGCCGGGCGACCATTGATGACCGCGATGTTCTGCATCGCTTGCAGCGGTTGCAGGCCCAGCTCCAACCCCCACTGGATTGCCACTAGGATGTTGCCCGGGTTGCCGAGGAATTCTTTCGGCACGATCGTCGACTTGGCCAGGATGTCGGCAAAGGCCATTGCCTCGGTAAGCGACGACGGGGTCAGGCTGAAACTTTGCTTTGTGGTTAATTCGGACACGACAGAATCCTTGCCGCGATGCACGCAGCGTTTGAAGGTGTTGGGTTATTGAGTGATCTGGCCGGAGTAAGCGCTTGCCAGCATCCAGGCAGTGAAAAGCAGAAGGGTGATGGCAGAGCCGCGCCAGAACCAGAAGCGCTTGGCGCGTTGGTAGGAGGTCACTTGGTAGCCTCTCTGATCTTCGCAGCAGCCCTAACTATGGCCCTGCATATGGCAGACTCAGAGCGTCCGCCGACCACGTCCTCACAAGCCTGACCATCGTCGTGATAAGCCTGAACCCATCCCGTCTGAAACCCGCGCTCAGTCACCACGTTCATGTCGACGCTTATCCCCAAGCGCGCCTGAAGAAGGAATGCATGCCCGGTGTTGAAGTCGAGCGGACTAAAAAAACCGCATGAGAATGCGTGACTGCTGAGGCATACATAACCATTTTTATTGGGGTAGTGACCGTTACAGCTCAGTCCGGCAGCCTCGGCAGCGAGGTAAAGCATTTCGCGATCATCCATGACGAACCCTCACCGCAATCCGACCGCCCTTCATGGTCGCGGCCAGGCGCAGCGGCAGGTTGGCGACCAGTTCGTCGCGCTTGCGACCGATCACCTCATTGAAGGGAAGTCCGAAGCCGAGCAGGGCGATCTTGCGTTCGATCTCGTCGAGCTGCTCGTCGATCAGGGTTTTGATTGGTGGTGTGGTCATGCTGCTACCTCTTGCTTGATCGATGCGTTGTAGTCGGCGTAGATCTGATCAATGCGCGCCCGGTAACAGCGATGCTCCTCCTCACTGATTGCGTGGAGCAGGAAGGCGAGGGTGATGGCTGAAGTCGCTGCAGCGCTGGCGTTCGGCTTGCCGAGGTCGCGGATCATGTTGTTGATTTCACCCTCGATCCAAGTGACGGCTGTCTGATGGTCTTGCTGTCGCTGGCTCATGCTGCCCACCTCCGCCGGCGCTGGTTCGCGTCGATCTCAATCCACAGGGCGGTTTCGATCTGCGGCCCGTACTGCTTGGCCAGTAGAGGCAGCAGATGCCGTTCGACATCCATTCGGGCGCCGTCTTCGTCGTAGCAGATGCCTGATACCAACTTGAACTCCAGTTCCCGGGAGCCCTGCGCATCCCAGTCGCTGTCCCAACTGCTCGGGCAGGGCGGCGTGTTCTCGCAGTGGGTTACCTCCACCTGGAGGACAAAGCCTTCAACAATCACTTCGTAATTCATGGTCGCCTCCAGAGTGGCGGGTTGATCCAACAAAACTCGGCTGCACTCATCCATTCCGCTGGTTGCCGTTGGGCGCGGAGGGGAGTGCATGCGGGTGGTGTCGGGGAAGGGAGGATGCAGGCGGGGAGCGCTTCCTCCCGTGCGTCGAGTCTGGCCAGCTATGCCCTCGGACTCGCCTGCGGTACATCGTCGTCATTTCGGTTGGGCCTACCGGAATTCCAGTTGATGCGCGGTCACATCGTCGGCCCTGCTGTCCGCTGCCTGCATGAGTGCTGGGCGCAGCCTGCAGGCTTGCTGCGCCACGCTGGTGGATCGGTTACTGGTGCATGGGTGCAAATCCTCCGTGTTGAGTTGAACTACCGAGAAATCCTCGGCAGTTGGTTTTGCAGATGGCCGGAGCTGATCCCGGCATGACTATCAGGAACCTAGTTGACACCGGAGTTTCACCGGGGCGAAGGTTTCAGCTCCTGTTTATTGGTCTTGGCGCTGGACACTTGGGCGCTTACTCAACAATGTTTCATCCAGCCATTCCCGCCTAC